CTCAAACACACCAATTTACATCCAACTATTCTACCACAACTAAATCATAATGTTGATGCAATGTAATTTAGAGCAAATGGCTGGGCTCCAAAGTCCTCCAGGTCTTCTACTGACAAGTCCCCAGATAAAAACAGATCATCGAGTCCTTGTGGCACCAATCTGATATTTTCAAAACAATACTTTATTAATATCATCATGATTACATCCATGGAATCGCCACGAACCTCGTTATATAACACACTCATCATTGCATCCACCCATATCTCAATTGTGGGTGGACCGGACAACTTTCTCATGTGCTGCAGGATCATTGTTTGCTCGAAAATTGAACCCATGGTGGCCCAACTGACAGGCGGTTGAGTGATTAGAATCTTGGGTCTCAGCCTATGTGTCCTTGTAATTGCACCTTGGAATGCCTCTTCCTCAAAACCTGAATTTAATTGTTCAAGATTCTCAGCAAACACATCTCCAGATAAGAGACTAGAGGCCATATCTAAGCTAAGGGTATTAAATGCGTCATTTTCATCAATTGGCATTCCAGGGTCACCATATTGTGGTCTAGGTATATTGGGCTCTTCACTGGCAAGCTCAGCCAGCAGATTGTCATAAATCGCAGCTTCTTCTGCTAGCTTTTCATTCTTCCCATCAGGAACAAACCTGCTGGCAATGTTGTATGCGGAGCAGATCCGATCGAGTTCATCACTGGAACCAGCATCTGCAAGAATGACTCTCCTAGAGACAGACATTAGCTTCCTTAGATCGTGCTTGTCAAGCCTTTTAAGAGACCTCATGTTCGTTTGGTATCCTGCCTTGTTCAGTATCTGGACAGATTCAACTGGATATTCACCATAGTCTGTTTCAAGTTTGGCTAGCTCCGCTGGGTGTATTGGTGTCACACCATTGAATATGCCAGCAAACCTCACAGACCTTCCTGTCCTCGTCTTCGTGAACATTCGTATCACATTGCCCATTTGCATCTCAATCTGCCTGTAGTCGAAGAAGTAGTCTGCTGCTCTCCAATCTGTTGCAAATTTGAGAGGTATGAGCTCACTTGCTGCAGTCAGCTTCCGGAGCTCAGGAATTCTCATATCTTCAGACTTCACAACAAGCATCCCGAAGTCATATGAGACAACCTTCCTGCATCTAGCCTTTATGTCAGACATATTCATGCCCTTGAGTCCATCAGGGATCCAGATCTTAAATAACGAATCCAACATCCCGTGCATCTGGAATGGGTCCCACTTCTCGGCAACAAATTGGAATGCCAACCCCTTCAGAATGCCATGGCCTGTCATCCTCAGAGTGCTTTTTCCTGACTTTATCATGACATCAAATGGGCCCTCCCAGTCCCCATCAGCATTCCTGTATTGTTCTTCAACCCACACTAGATAGGAATGATTCAGTCTATACAGCGTGTCTTGTATCTCATTCTCAGTCCTGCCCAAGACCATTTGGGCCATGAGCAACCTCTTCATGTCTTGTACATCTAGGGTCCCCCCCCGACCGAGAGCTGTCACCTTTTCTATGACATCAAGCCCTCCATGTTCAGTTCTCCCAACAAACTCCCTGAACTTGATTGCGCAATTGTATTGCTTCACAGCATCAGTCAAATTCAAATCCATCAGTAGGCAGTTCATTGAATATCTGAATAAGCTCAGATCAGACCCATGGTCAATCTTTCTGGCATATGCCATGTAATCAATGTCATCTCCAACTAGACCCCCGAAAGAGTTTGAAAAGCGCATTGCGAAGCTTGTTGACATCAAGTCAGATGTGGATGATCCAATTATGAGCCATTTCGAATATTCATTCTTCTCGGTTGTAGTCTTGACAAGCTCCAGGAGTAGTTTGTATAGATTGACACCACTTATTTTGACATTCATGGCCCTTAGAGTCTCTGCTTCTGATTCCTTTAGGTAAGGCATCCTTCTTCTCATAATTTCCCAATCCCTTTCATAGGAGTTGATTACCATCTGGGCTGGCACACCCCCCCATTTATAGTGCAAGATGTCTGATAAAGAGTGTTTCAAGACAACAGTCTTGCTGTACGTCCTCAATTTCCGTGACTTGAGTAATCTGAAGCCGGGCTTCCTCTTCTTGAAGCTATCCACAGAATTTGAGGCATTGCACTTGTCATATAGCTTGTAGAAGCTCAACTGAGACCTCGCTGATGCTTGATCTGTGTACGATTGAGTCTGAGATTTTAGCCAAAGGACAAGAGTCTGGTAGGTCTGGCCTAATATGGTGCCCTTGTCAATTTCGTCTGATTCAGCATTCCGCACATGGAAGCACTTACCTGTCGACATGGCACCGATCCGGGCATAATATAAGGCTCCATTTGTATTCTTGAATGAGTCTTTAGCACCCAGTGTGTAGAGGAGACTTGCTGCTCTCATTGAGGCAACCCTGTTTGTCTTCGATGGTCCTAGCAAATCCAGAATTGAGATGCCATTTGCATTCGATGGGTCCAGAGCATGTTCAAGATCTTCTTTGCTCATGGGACAATTCTCTCTGGCTCTGACTAGGTTTGCCGACATCCCTACAGATATCTCTATATGAATTCTTCTCGGGAGTGTATCTGCCAGGTGGTCTCTTTCAACACTGGCATAGTCTGTGCCATTTATGGATTCTGACGATTGGTACATGTAAGAGACAAGGTTCTTTATCTGGGGAGGACTAGAGAAATGGTTCAGAAGAAGGTGGTTATGGTATTCAAGGCCAGCCATGTCCATCATCTCAGGCTGGAAGATTGGGTAAACCCCCAGATCGGCAGGGCAGAACTGCCGACCACAATTGAATATGAGGGATGGATCATTTTGTGCACCATCAGACGTCAAGAAAACTCCTTCGATGAAGTCTTTGTTAAGGTAGTGTGCCATTCTACATAAGAATGATGATGCGCCGTTCGCACGCAGCTCCCTGACAGTGCCGTACATTTGAGATATTGATCTCAGTGGGGACCTAGTGTCTGGCACCAGAACTGATTTGTGTGCGAACTTGATGAGCGGAGAGTACTGGTTGTACCTCATGGTGAACTCGGAATTAAATTCAGCGAGGTTTATCAAGGTGACTGATTTCCTCTCACTATCGAGCATGCAGAATAATGCCTCACTAAAGGCCTCAACTCTTTTGAAAATTGAAAGGGTTATTAGATTGTCGGGGAACTTTGAGGTCATCAGCTTGTATGTCGTTTTGTCATCAGATGACACTGCATCGAAATGCCTTAGCCAGAGGTCTACATTATACCCCCTCTGTGTGCAAAAGTCCTTGACGAGCTTTGTGACGCGTTTGAGTAATTCATCCCTAAATGACAACTCACCCAGATGCAAGACCGTGGATCCAGTCTGTTCTAGCCCCTGGCCCATCCCGCTCTTGCACAGGTATGTGCAGTCCATTGAGCCCCTATCCTGGGCCAGAAATTCCTCCTTCACATCCTGCATTGCCTTATCGGAGTGTTTGATGAGCGGGTTTAAGAGCCACAATTCAATCAGTTTGGCAGGGAGCTCAAATCTCTTATTTGACATGAGTATCTGTCCCGCCATGTTGGTTCTCACATAGTCACTTGAAATGCCCTTATAGGGGAGAACTGTGTAGAAGAAGATTATGGGCATGAAAGATTGAGACCATTTTGACATATCACGACACGAGTTGACGTTCAATATTTCTTTGCCTGCAGATTCTGATAGCATCTTCATCACATTTGCTTTGATTATCTCACCCTTTAGCTGCTTGGCACTGATCATCTCACGCTCATCATATTTTGAGATACTTGTCGGGACCCTCTCAATGTATTCAAGTAATATCCTCATATCCATCATGAGGATTTCAATTTCCCTCACACCCCCTATCTGGTTCTTCTTGAATATCTGGATCATGGCCTCCATATTGCGAATGTGCTTCCTGAGGTATTCAACATTTGTCACCACATCCATGTTCTCGGACAACAGATTGACCACATTGACAACACATTTGGTTCGGTTCGCCAATGTACGAAGGGGGTTTGCTGCCTCAGAAATTTTCCTGATCATACTGTTGTTTAGATACCTCTCCTCTTGTGTCAATTGTTCACCTCTTGCCCTCTTCAGTAATACCTCAAATTCATCGGGCTTCAGATCATATTCTTTTGCTATCCTCTCGAGTTCACTAAAATCATCAAAATTATCCATGTCGACAGTGTTATCATATGAATTCGATGGATCAACCTGCCTGAGATCAGCAGATCTCTCTACAGAAATTGTGCTCGCTTTGAATGTGGCATATTTATCAAGCGACTTTATGAATTTATTGTCTTGTATCACTTCCATGACTGCTGATCCCATGGGCTTCTTATTGTGCTCATGTCGAGCTTGAAGCTTGGCACCTATGGTTACAGCATGTGCTGAGAAGAAATGGCTCCTGAACCCTTCAAGTGCAATACCTATACAGGTTTCATCATCAAGGAGGCCCGTTTCAAATCCCTCTGGGAGTCCACTGTCATACAACTTGGCTTCTTCAGCAACTATTTTCTCCAGTATGCTGAGAGCGGCTGATGCTGGTTCATCTTGGTTCTTATTGAAGAGCATGCAAAAATATATCTCACACAGAAGCCCTGAAAAAGATTGTCCGGGTCCCTTGCAGAATACATATGGCAGATCATCGGGTTGATCCACATCTATATCGAGGACGTCCCCTGTGGCCTCATCATAACCAGATTTCATCCTGCCCTGTAAGTCAGCAATCTTGTAGTTTGCCATAGATAAGGTGAAGTCAACCAGCCTCTTCAAGAGGAACAACAAAACTTTGTTCCTGACTGGGACATTGAAATCCTTGTTCAGTAGGCTCCAGGGATCCGGATTGATGCTCATCATCCTCAGCGCCAAATACCTAGCGCTCTGTATCACGTTGGAGGTAGATCTGTTATGGGCGACCATGATCACAGCCATGACACCTCCTATATCTGAACTCTCTATGATTGATCTCAGATGAGTGGCATCATCTATTCCATTGTTTGTGGTCTCTGCATATGAAAGTAGACTCATTGAGAACGCATCTCGGACCCTAATGAAACTCTCTGTCTGGAATATGTCAATTGACCTCCATTTTGTTGACCAACAAGCCCCATGATTGAAGACTTCAGGGAATAGCCCCCCCCCCCTATCATCAGGCATCTCAGTTGTTGAGAATATCTTGAACCAGATGGGCCTTGCAGATGATGTTATTCTGAAGCCAGGGGCAAGGATTATCCCATAACGCTTATCCTTACAGAGTGAGACACAAAACTTGTGGCCTTTTCTTTTCCTGGTGGCATTCCTTGCTATCTCTTGGGATATCATCTGTATGATGTTCAGCCATTTTATCGCAGCCATGGATGAGAGCGTCTCAGAGGATCTGTACACCATGTCATCCATGACTGGGAATTCTTCGAAATTTGAGGACATGTCTGGATTGAATGCATCACTCTTGTCACCGAGCTTGGATAGGTCACTGACAAACTCTTCTAAGTTCGAGATATCAGTGTCCCAGGGCAGGACAGCTGTCTTTGTGTCCCTCTCTTTCTTCGCTGCCATGGCTGTGAGGGTTCGAATTGTGGGATCATCAGACTGGAATCCCTTGACTAAGAGTGACTTCCTGCCGGGACCCTCTGATTGATGCCAGGCTCTATCAGCTTTAGATAGTGGGATCCTAATGCAGCCTGTGTCTGATCTATCAATAGACATGTGTGTGTTATTTTCATCATGCTCACCAATGAATGACAAGTACTCCGTTTTGTCTTCAGATTCTTTCATTGACTGGATCTGTTTGGCAATGGATCTTAACATCCTGGAATGATGGTCACTACCCTCAATATTTGAGAAGATGGATTCAATATCCTTAGCAAATTCCCTATGCCCATTGTAAGGCTTGTAGTCAGTACTGTAGGGGAATATGAAACACTTCTTATCGGGCTTCAGCTTGGGCCCATCCTCAGATTGTGAAACCATCAGAGACTGGTAGCGTCTGATCGTATCTGGAATATGATCTCTCATGCTCAGGAGAGGTTTGACATCATTGTTGAACTCCACTTTGTACTTTTCAAAGACTGCTGAAGCACAGTCGTCGAGGAATTTCTCATCTTCAGGCAACATCTCAAGGCTATTGAAGAGAGGGTTATCAAGCAGGTCTGAGGGATCCCGGCCCCCCAGAGGATCATACTCACAACGATCAATCATGTCTCTCAAATCTGCATCAGTCAAATTGATCCTATAGTCGATTCTCTCCTGGTCTTGTCCAAATTTCAACCATATGTTGAATTCTGTGGGCTTCAGCCTCCGACTGAGTTTCTCAATCTCTTTGGCAGTGTCCAAGATGAGGCTGATCATTTGCCTGTATGCAACAAAGCTCTGGCCTTTATCAATCTTTAGATCATCGAGTTGCTCTATGACTTGATCTATCTGGTTGATCCTCGCAGCAGAATCAAACACGATGGGGACAATCTCGCAGGCATAGCCACAGTCCTGGAGGGCAATCTGCATGGTCAAGTAAGTTGCCATCTTATCACGCCTGGCATTGTCTTCAGAAGCTCTGACTGTGACGTCAATGAGGAGCACTACACCATTAGAATCTCTTTTTATGATGTCAGGTGTCTGCTTCTTGATCAAGTCCCAGTACTGGTGAGTCTTCAAGCAATCAGGGTTGTTGATCTCATTGAGTTCTAGATAGTCTGAAAAGGTGTGCTTGTCATTGAACGGGATTCCAAAGTTCATGCAGACGAGGTAATGCATCCAGTTGTGCCTCATCATATAGAATCGCTGCAGGTCCTCCCCAGATTCAATAACATAGTCTTGGACACCATTTAGCATCATATTGGCAATGTCTCTATCAACCCCGATCTTTGATATAGAACTGATCGCACTAGAACGATCAAAATCGTCTGGTCCCAAGTTTCCTTGTTCGGTCATTTCCATTTTTCTATGGTGTTGTAGCGTATAAGTTTGTGTGATAAGGGAAC